AATAGAGCTTTGCCCCCTTGAGTATATGAGGGGAAGAAACTTCCATGAATGCTTCATGATTCTTGACGAGGCCCAAAATGCAACATTCGACCAAATCAAAATGTTTGTTACCCGAATAGGAAGAAAGTCGAAAGCAGTTATCAACGGGGATCTCAGACAATCTGATTTAGGTAAAATGACTGGAGGTCTCCACACCTGCATGGATCGACTGGGGGACATTGAGGACGTAAGCATCTGCGAGCTTGACTATTCAGATATAGTCCGCAGCGATGTCGTTGCTAAGATTTTAATGTCTCTAAATAATATTCCCCCCGCATAATTTTTTTGGCCGCTATTCCCGTTTCAGTGGTACAATACTGTATAGAGTCTTTTGATATTGGAATAGATATATGCCGGAATATAGTTACTTGTGTGAAGGCTGTGATCATAAATGGTCTGTTTTTACCACTCTTTCCAAATACAAGGACAGAACTAAGTGCCCTAGTTGCAAGAAAATAAAAAACGTTCACAGAGACTTCTCCGAAGACAACGTGTATGGGGGGTATAGTTATTCTCTCAGCGAGACACAAACTCTGGGCCATTATGCCGACAAGCAAACAAAAAAATATGGCAAATGGAAGTGCGAAGACCTAAAAAGAAACTTTAAAACAAAGAAAGTTGAAGGGGGCGCAGAGCTACCAGAAGGAATGAGTCGCGTGGAGAAACCTAAGGACAGACCTCAATGGACAAAGAATGAAAAACCAAAAAAAAGAAGGAAAAAGAATAGATGAGTAATTTTAAGATAAATCCAGACAAGCCTATGGAAATAACCAACGGTGATACCGAAGAGAGTGTGTCAGATCTTTATTCCATCATGGGCAAGCATGACTGGCTTGATGAAGAGGGCTTCCCAAGACTAAACTCAGAAAATGTTGATGCCGCTCAGGTTCATGCCAAGGTGGTCAAGGACAGCAATAGAAATCCAAAGTTCTACGCAAAAAGAGGCAGGCACGGCAGATTTTTTAACCCCATCGGACTTTACAGCGAGGGCACAGAGTACAAACAAACACGGCACGCTGGGCACCCAGAGTGGGAACTCAAGTCAGTTTCCCAAAAGGCGTTCAGTTTTTATATAAATTTCTTAAAGACAAAAAACACCGCTTGGCTTAGCAATGCAGAAAGGGAAGTTTAAAATGGGTAAGTTATCTAAAGCAAAATCTCTCACCGAAACAGAAAAGTATTGTGTAGAGGGCATGTTGTACAATGGAATGGACGCTTCAGAAATTTCAAAGGCGCTGGGAAGAGACGAAGCTCTCATAGAGGAATTCATCAAACAAGAGGAGGAGAGCGGTGGCCCAATGACTATCAACGAAACCGCCTCGGGCAACAGGGGGGTTAGCATCATGACAGAAGCTGGCTCTTACAGAGTAGATGAAGCAAAGAAAAAGGATTTACCAAAGCCCGACACCGAGGGCAAAATCCATAAAATTCATGAGTAAAAAAAGAAGCGATAAAAGTAATTATCCCTCTAGATATTCTCCTCAGGGGTGGGTTTCTGCGCCTCAATACATAACAGAATTTGTCTGCGAAAAAAAGGCAAGAAAAGATAACATAGATCTCCCCATAAAATTCTGGGAGATTAAGGAATGGAGAAATTATTTCCGTTATCAAATCACCCTAGCAAACAAGCTCCTGAAAGAGTTTTCTGAGGAGGCCATCATGGCTGCGCTCAAGGACAGTAGGTGCTGGAAGACCTATTCTCTACGCTCTCCGTTTCTCCGCAGTATAATTGAAGAGAAGCAAGGCGCGATCAAAGAAAGGCACGCAGCAGATTACGAAATTGTAAACAAGCAAGAAGTAAAGCACAAAACAAACAACAATAAGAAATCCATCATATCAAAGCTAAGGGAATTAGATGAATAAAGACATTATCAAAGAATATGGTAATGTTCTTCATGACGCCAGCTCAATTACAGAGAGACCTCTAGAAGTAATCTCTGTGGGGCCCAAGCTAGACATTGCCTTGGGGGGCGGGGTGCCCGAGGGGTCTCTCTTTATCATGACGGGCCCAGAAAAGGTTGGGAAAACCGTTACTGCTTTAAGTTTCTGTGCAAACGCCCAGCAGCACCATCAAAGAGAAGTATATTATGCCAACATAGAGGGCAGATTGCGAAAGCGCGATCTGGAAGGAATTTCCGGCCTTATCCTTGATCCAGAAAAAATGCAAATTATTTCCTCAACAGAAGGAAATATCCTTTCGGCAGAAAAATATCTGAGCATCATAGATAACATAGTTCATACGAAACCGGGCTCCGTAGCCGTTGTTGATTCCTTTTCCGCCCTGTCAAGCGAATCAGAATTAACCGGAGACCTCGAAGATGTTCAGGTTATGAGCGTACAGAAAATACTTGCTAAGTTCTGTAGGCGCATATCCAACGCCCTTCCCATCAATAGGGTAACGGTTGTGGGGGTCACCCACTTAATGGCGAATGTCCAGCGGTTTGGAAGAGGGAAGTCAAAAATTGAAAAGTCTGGCAGTGCCCTCAAGTATCAGGTGGATGTTAAGCTTCATGCCACCCATTCAGTCCCCCTCATGCAGGGAGATACGCAAATTGGACAAACCATTCATTGGCAAATAGCCACCTCAGCCATTGGGCCGCCGGGTCAAAAGGTTGAGAGTCACATTCGCTACGGAAGGGGAATTTGGAAAGAGATGGAGGTCGCAGATTTGCTTATTGACTTTGGTTTGATTTTAAAGTCGGGGGCTTGGCTCAAATTACCCAACGGCGAAAAAATTCAAGGGAAAGCCAATCTAGCAAAATATCTAGAAGACAACCCTAAGGAGTACAGCGACTTCAAGTCTCAGGTTTTTCAGATGGTAGGAATGGAAAGTGAAGATTAGAGATTTAGAAAATCAAGTTCAAAACTGGAAGCTTCACGGCCATATAGTCCGGGCTAACGACAACAAGCCCAGATCAAAGCTTCACCTAAAAGCAAGAGACCTTCTGGTAAAGCTATTTCCTACCGTTCAAATTCTAGAAGAGGTGGGGATTCCCGTAACAAGAAATGAAAGGCTATTTTTAGACTTTTACATCAACACCCTCAAGCTCGCCATCGAAGTTCATGGGCAGCAGCACTATGAATTTAACTCACTTTTCCACACTTCGGCACAAGACTTCCTAAATCAAAAAAAAAGAGATGCTAGAAAATGCGAATGGTGTGAGTATAATAATATTACATATGTAGAGTTACCTTATAACGAGGATGCAAGCCAGTGGAATTCGAAGATCGAGCGAAGGAACGATTAGAGGTAGTCGATAAGGTTCTAGACGAATATGAAGAGTCGCTTGGGCTCCCTGCTTATAGCGCGGGCTTCCACGAATCTTCCATGCGCGAATACATGAAGATGTCGAGAGAGCAGATGGAAAAGCTTACAGTTGAGGAATGCGCCGAAGCCGCTCTCCTGCTCGGAGGCTTCTCTTTCTATCTACAAAGATCCTATAACAGAGAACTGTCGAGAGTGAACTGGTGCACCTCATCAATAAAGACAATGATTTCCGGAAGAGAGGGTCAGTATTCCGGGTCTTGGGACAGTCAGTATCAGCAAGCTGTCCGCGAAGATGGCTATGCATCCAAGATGAATAGAATTAAGGTGTACGCCCAGCAGCGGGCAGACCGGCTTACCTACTTGGCTAATTCTGTTAGAAACCTTAGTGACTTATTTGTTAACCTTCAGAAAGCAAAGATAAGCAGGACATGAATAAAGAGGATTTAAAAAAGGCCCTAAAAGAGATGTCTAAGGAAGAACTCATGGAAGTAATTGCAGAAATGCAAGATGATAAGGACTCTCCCGACCTACATTCTATTGATAAAGCTAAAAAGAAACGGCGCCGAGGAAAGGGCGGCAGAAAAAAGAAAGCTCGTTCCACCAAGGTATTTGGAACAGACAAGGGGAACAAGACTCGTAGCGGGCGTATTGATACTTCCGGAAATCGTCCCAATAAATTTGAAGACTTTATGAAAAACACGGTTTTGTCGGGTTCAGAAAGGCAGGAGCTTGAGGAGGCAACCGCTTCAGATAAATTAAATAAAGAAACCAAAAGATCTCCGCGATCACGAGATTCTTCTATGATAGAAGTCAAATGTAGACTGTGTGAAAAAGAGGAAACGGTAGCCTCGTCTCTGGTTCACGAGGCTGGCCGCTATTTATGCAACAACTGTTGCTCAAGGAAATAATATGATTCTACAAGACTTACCAGCCGAAAGGGCTATTCTGGCGGGCATATTCCGCTATGGATCTGATGCATATCTTGATATAGCAGACATCATTGACGAAAACAGCTTTACTCTAGAGTCGAACATGTCCATATACTGCTGTCTTAAACACATCCTAGACAAGGACGATTCTTCAAAAGCGGACATTCCCTCGATACTCTCCACGGCAAAAGAAATCGGCTTAAGTGATTTCTTTAATACTCAGGAAGTATCGCACCTATCCTCTATCATGAAGTTTCCAGTACTACTTGGAAACGTAAGGGGCTTTGCGGCCAAAGTAAGAAAGCTCCAAATAGCCAGAATGATGTACGATCAGCTAGAGCTGACCAAAGAAAAGTATACCGAAGTCAAGGGCGACGAGCCCATATCTCAAATACTGGGAATTGCCGAAGAATCAATATTTGACTTCACCTCAATTCTTTCCGACTCAGATGAAGCCCCCAGCAAGATGTTCGGCAATGTATCCGAATATCTAGAAGACCTTGCCAATGACCCAGTTGACCAGATAGGTATCTCTACAGGATTCAATAGATATGACTTTGCTATCGGGGGAGGTCTCCGGAGGGGAACAGTCAACGTCATCGGGGCGCGCCCAAAGGTAGGAAAAACTCTTTTGGCAGACAATATGGGTGTGCACATTGCGCAACAGGGAATTCCAGTTCTCAACCTAGACACCGAAATGAGGAAGGAAGATCACCTTAATCGGCTCATGGCAATGCTTACTGGGGTTCAAATTAATGATATCGAAACTGGTGCGTTTTCCAAAAGCCCGCTCTTGAAAGAAAAGGTTTTCGAGGCAGCCCAACACATTAAAGACATCCCCTATTATTTTAAGTCTATTGGGGGAATGGCCTTTGAGGATCAGATTTCCATCATGCGCCGATGGCTTGCCAAGGTGGTAGGCTTAAATGATAAAGGCAAAGCAAACGATTGTGTCATAATTTATGATTATTTAAAGTTGATGGACTCCGCCGAGATCAAGGGAGACATGAAGGAGTTTCAGGTTCTGGGATTTATGATGACGGCACTTCATAACTTTGCATTGAGATACGAAGTTCCGGTTCTATCATTCATTCAGTTGAACCGAGACGGCATCAATAAAGAAACCACGGACACCGCCTCTGGGTCTGATAGAATTATCTGGCTATGCTCAAACTTCAGTATTTATAAGTATAAGTCGGACGAAGAGGTCGCAAAGGACGGCCCCGAAAACGGAAACAGGAAGCTTGTTCCCGTCATTTCTAGACACGGAGAGGGGCTTGAGGATAGAGACTATATCAACATAAGAATGAACGGAGCCTACGCTAAAATAACCGAGGGTAAAACGGCATTTGAACTAGAGGATAATACACACGAAGATGACCCAGAACAATACTCAACAGAACAAGACATCCCATTCGTATAAATACGGAGACTTTGGCAAGCTAAAGAAATTGTCTGGTCTTGCGGCCCAGCACATAGATCAGATCTACGAATACTTTGGCGTAAAAACTAGCTACAAAAACGAAATATTAATTAAGTCGTGCTGCCCAATTCACGGTGGAGACAACCCCACGGCCCTTAATATGTACTACAACGGGGACTATAAGGCTCATTACAAATGCAGGACGCACCAGTGTGAGGAATTGTTCGGAAATAGCTTAATCCACTTCATTAGAGGATGTCTCTGTAAATTTAAGTATAGCTGGGAAAAAGAGGGGGACAAGGAAGCCACCTTTGCAGAAGCAGTGGAGTTCTTGCTAGCGTTTCTTAAGCAGGATTTTAATTCCCTCAAGGGCGAAACAGTTAACATAGAAAAAATGAAGTTTGGGAGTCTAGTTAATTCCATATCTTCCAAAAAAGCTAGAGGGCTTGGCATAACACAAGAACAGTATCGAGAAAAGCTTCCGGCTGTTGCTCAGTATTACATAGAGAGGGGCTTTGACGTAAACATATTGGAAGAATATGATGTGCGGTATTGCGACAACCCCAGAAAACCCATGTACCAAAGGGCCGTAGTTCCTATATATGATAATGATCACAAATACATAGTTGGTTGCACGGGTAGAAGCGTATTTCCAAAGTGCGAACAGTGCAACCACTACCATGACCCTAATAAAAAATGTAGACACTTTCCAAAATGGCTTCACAGCAAAGGGTTTCAAAAGGAAAAGTGGTTGTATAATTACTGGAAGGCCAAAAACCATATCCTAGACACCGGAGTTGCTATTCTTGTTGAATCGCCGGGAAATGTTTGGAGGCTTGCCGAAGCCGGAATACACAATACTGTTGCAATTTTTGGAACGGCCTTCAATAATGACCAAAAACATTTATTAGATGAGTCGGGAGCACTGTCTATTGTCTGCCTAATGGACAATGATGAGGCTGGAAGGAGGGCCGCTGCCAAGATAGAGGATATATGTGGGAGACTTTATCGATTATATTTTCCCACCTTCGATGCAAATGATATTGCAGAACTGAATACGGACAAAATAACGTCTGACATTAGACCGTGGATAGAAAAAGCCAAAGAATTATATAAAGGAATTTAAAATGAATAATGTACGAGCGTTTGCTATTAGTTATCTGTTTCACAAGGCCGTTTCCGACCAAGAAAAGGCACAGCTATCCCTTGAGCTGCTAATGAATAATGCGGCTGGGATTGGCGACCACTCAACTGGTGATTTTCATCAGAATTTAGACGAAGCACTTGACCTTCTTGTAGATGCTCGGGACCGCCTAGAGCTGTTGCGCAGCAACTATCCGGACTTTTTAGAAGATTAATAAGGAATATCCATGACACAAATATTAGGCTTTGCGGGCAAGAAGCAAAGTGGAAAAAATACAGCGTGTAACTTCATTCTTGCTATGAAGCTTGCGGAAATTGGCATCTGTAGGGCATCTAGACTCTCTGACAA